AAAGGCACTGTTATTTCGTTATCCTATAAGGGTGAGAAAACGGACTTATGAAATCAGATTTACTGGATTTTTCATAAAGTGAAATTTAATTTCTAATTATAAAGTACTAAATAACTAGAAAGCAAATTATTCAAGCATAACGGGGTGATGATATGATTCGAGCTGACCGAAACGCGGAGATAAATGAGATACTACGAAATGAGTATTATAGTTTTACTGTTCCGTTTCTTACGGAATGGTCTGCTGCGTTTGATAAAGAAGTCCCTCCTTTCAGGATAAATGAGTTCGGTATAATCGACGAAAAACGCTACGATACTGACAAAGGAGTCCTCTTTGTTGGCAAAGAAACAAATAATTGGGATAATGAGGACTATGAAAAAGGGATACTTTTTCGTGGTTGGATGGAGGGCATTACTCAGCATGGGCTTGCCGGTGGAGATCATATCAGCCAGCATCCGAATATGTGGTACAACATAGGCAGATGGGCAACACTGATTTGTGGTCCATCCACTTCTATTGATGAGATAGCTGATATGAAGGCTTCTGCTATTTCTGCTATTGGTATGATAGCATTTACAAACATAAACAAAGTTCGTGGGAAAAAAAGCAGCAGAAACGAATACCATCAACTTGCAAAGTCCCGTATTGCAGGAGAACTGCTGCGACGAGAAGTTGAAATAATAAAGCCTCAACTGATTGTCTGCTGCGGTACATATGACACAGTTGTTAAGTCACTCCATGATTACGAGGGGCAGATCATTAAAATGCCCCATCCGGGAGCAAGAAAGAAAAAAACCAAGATGCTGTATGAATTGCTAAGGCAGATAACACCAAAAAAGGAGGACTACTGTAATTATTGA